GACAAAGGCTTTAAAGTCTGTATCTTTCCTAAGAAAGAGATTGTCAAGGACATCAATGATATGGTTTTAGATGGCACTAAGCCAGCTGATATCGAGATGATCATAGACATGAATACCTATTCTGGTCTATCTGGCAAACTACAGATGGCTGAATGGAAAAAAGTAACTTAAGGTAGCTTTATGTGTTGACACCCTTTCAATACTATGTTACCATAACTAAATATTGGAGAGATGTAAATGAGTAAAGAAGAGCTAGCCAAGTCACTTGGCAAGAAGTTTAAATACAGGTATGATAGTGAGCAGTACAGTAAAAGAGATGCATGGTACATCATGCGAGAAGAGACTGCTAAGGGTAAACTAGAAGGTGACTGTGAAGACTTCGCACTAACTCTTCTATGGCATATCTCCGATGAAAGTTATATTAAGTTTTGGTGGAACCTCATTTCACGCAAAGCTAAAATCTGTTATTGTTACGTAGAAACTCCAGATCGTGGACACGCAGTCCTAAGATACGAAGGAGAATATGCTGACAATATTCAAAGAAAGTTCGTTGCTAAAGGAGTAATGGAAAAGAAGGGCTACGTGTTTTCAAAGTGGATGTTCATTCCAAGCACAGTAGCTATTAAGATGCTAATAGGTAAGTTTTATAAAATTTAGACCTTAAAATGGAGAAGTGACTTGATACGAGCAATTTTTGCGTGTGACCGTGAAAACGGTATAGGTAGAGGCGGTACTCTGCCCTGGCCGCACAACTCAGCAGACTTAAAATGGTTCAAGAGTTGTACTGACGGTGGTATAGTTGTGATGGGACGAAGAACTTGGCAAGATCCAAAAATGCCAAAGCCTTTACCTAACCGCTACAATATAGTGCTATCGTCTAGTGATATCCGAACTGGACCTAATGTAGTGTTACGCACAGTCGAGTCTGTGGAGCAACACGTTAAAGAGTTCGATCAAGATGTCTGGATCATTGGCGGTAAATACACATTTGATGCGTTGATGCATATGTGCGAAGAGTTGTGGATTAGTCGCATTAATGGCTCATACGAATGTGATACATACATAAGCGACCTTTGCGATTTTGAGTTATTTCATAAAGAGTATGATGTCGGTAAACAATTACGAATTGAAAAATATAGAAGGTCAATCTAGTGAAGCAATACTTAGAAGCTATGCAAAATATTATGGACAATGGTGATGACCGAGAAGATCGGACTGGAACTGGTACAAGGAGCATCTTCGGTGGTCAAATGCGGTATGACTTATCTAGAGGATTCCCAGCCGTCACAACTAAGAGACTAGCGTGGAAAGCTGTTGTAGGCGAACTGCTTTGGTTCTTAGAGGGCAGTACTGATGAACGCAGACTAGCAGAGATTACCTATGGCGAAGACAGAGATGATCTGTACGAGCGTAGTACGATATGGACAGCAAATGCTGATGAGCAAGGTGTAGCTTTAGGCTATCGCAATGACTACATGCAGAAAGAGCTTGGTCCCGTCTATGGAAGCCAGTGGAGAAGCTTTGGTGGTTTTGATCAGATAGCAGAGATCATCAGGCAGATAAAAGAAGAACCAGATAGTAGACGAATAATCCTGAGTGCATGGAATCCACCAGAAATTGAGCGAATGGCTTTACCGCCTTGCCATACTCTGTCACAGTTCTATGTGAACAAAGGAAAATTAAGTTGTCAGATGTATCAGAGAAGTGCAGTTATGTTTTTAGGAGTACCCTTTAACATTGCAAGCTATTCTTTGCTGACACACATTTTAGCTAGAATTACTGGTCTCCAAGTAGGAGATTTTGTCCATACGGTTGGCGATGTGCATATATACAATACACACTATGAAGCAGTGAGCGAACAACTAAAACGCACCCCGCAAAAACTACCTTCACTACGTATGCCACCCTTTACTTCTTTAGAAGAGGTACTGGACTTGGACGTCTCTGACTTCCAGTTGGAGGGATATAAACCAATGAGTGCAATCAAAGCAATGATGGCAGTCTAATAACAAACAAAGAGAACCGAGATGACAATAAGAATAGACAAGAGCAAGGACAGTCTACTAGAATCCTACGCCGTAGGAATGCTAAAAGACTTTTATTTAACAGAGTATGAGAAATCGCCACAAGAAGCATTCAAACGTGCATCTACTGCATGGTCTAAGTACAGAGACGTGATGGATGAAGATTTAGCGCAACGACTCTACAACTACGTGTCAAACAAATGGTTTATGTTTGCATCTCCCGTGTTATCCAATGCGCCTAATGGCGCAAAACAAGGTAAAGGAATGCCCATCTCGTGTTTCTTGACCTATGTTCCTGACACCCTAGAAGGTCTTATTGGTCATACCTCTGAGTTGCGATGGCTATCTGTGTATGGTGGTGGAGTTGGTGGTCACTGGTCTGATGTTCGTACTGTATCTGATGTAGCACCTGGACCTATGCCTTTCTTACATACAGTTGATGCAGATATGATTGCTTATCGTCAAGGCAAGACTCGCAAAGGCTCTTATGCGGCATACATGGACATCTCGCACCCAGACATTATCGAATTTCTAAACATGCGTATTCCAACAGGTGATGTCCAGCGTAAAGCATTGAATCTGCATAACGCTATCAACATCTCTGATGAGTTTATGGTGGCAGCCGCTGAAGGGAAATCTTTTGACCTCCGTGATCCAAAAGATGGAAGCGTTAAAGATACAGTAGATGCACGTAAGCTATGGGAGCGTATTTTAGAGACACGTTTCAGAACTGGTGAACCGTACATGAACTTTATCGATACTGCTAATCGTGATCTACCTCAGCCTCTGAAAGATTTGGGTCTGAAGATTAATGGATCTAATCTGTGTAATGAAATTCACTTACCAACAAGCGCAGACAGAACTGCTGTGTGTTGCTTATCGTCTTTGAATCTAGAGTTCTATGATGAATGGAAAGACACGTCAATTGTTGCTGATCTTATCTGTATGTTAGACAACGTTATTGAATTCTTTATTGAGAATGCTCCTGATACTATTTCACGTGCCAAGTTTAGTGCTAGCCGTGAACGTTCTCTAGGTCTAGGTGCTATGGGCTTCCACAGTCTATTACAGAAGCACGGTGTTGCGTGGGAGTCTGAAAAGGCTAAAGAGATTAATGATGTTGTATTTAATCAGATTAAGACACAAGCTGTGGCTGAGACTGAGAGACTAGCTGTAGAGCGTGGTGAGTACCCAGACGGGACTGGTTCTGGCAGACGTAACTCGCACTTGCTTGCGATTGCGCCTAATGCGTCATCTGGCGTGATCCTATCGACTTCTCCTTCTATCGAGCCTTTGAAAGCGAACGCATATACGCACCGTACACGTGCTGGTTCGTTTCTCGTAAAGAATAAGTATCTATCAGAATTGCTAACAGCTAAAGGAGAAAACAATGACACTAATTGGACTTCTATTATTACTAAGAAAGGTTCAGTCCAGCATCTGCCATTCTTAACAGAAGGCGAAAAAGCTGTATTTAAAACTGCTGATGAATTAGACCAGAACTGGGTGGTACAACATGCCGCAGACAGACAGAAGTATATCTGTCAAGGACAATCAGTCAATCTATTCTTCCCTGCAGGAGCACCTAAATCCTACGTAAGTCAAGTACATCTACGTGCATGGAAAGAAGGACTCAAAGGGCTGTATTATCTGCGTACAGAGGCAAAACAACGAGCAGAGAACGTTAGTGAGAAAGTCGAAAGAGTTGCACTAGCTGGAGATATGCGTAGCATCGTATACTCTAAGAAAGATTGTCCGTTTTGTTCCATGGCTATGGAAGAGTTAAAGTTACGAGGTATTCCATTCGATAAGATTGACCTTAAAGAGATCGGCAAAACAGCCGCAGAAGTAACTGGACGTAAAGATGTCAAGAGTGTTCCACAGGTCTACATTGCTGGTGAGTATGTAGGTGGATACAAAGAGTTGATGGAATTTTTAAGTAAACCACTCGCTGTAGAAGAAGGCGATGAGTGTAGAGCTTGCGAAGGCTAGACACAAAAACAAACAAACAATAAAGGAAAGAAATAAATGTCATTATTAGATTTATCAAAAAGCTATCGCCCATTTGCGTACCCATGGGCAGTAGAACTAACAAAGAAACATGAAGAGATTCATTGGGTAGAAGATGAAGCAGAATTGAGCGAAGACGTTCAAGATTGGAAAACGAAATTAAGCGAAGATGAAAAAGAGTTCGTCACACAGATCCTACGACTGTTCACACAGTCTGATGTGCAAGTCGGTGAGAACTATCACGAACTGATGATTCCTAGATTCAAGAATAACGAAATACGTAATATGCTTGCGTCATTCGCTAATCGTGAAGGTGTGCATCAACGTGCATATGCTTTGCTGAATGATACATTAGGCTTACCTGATGAAGAGTTTCACTCTTTTCTAGAGTACTCCGAAATGGCAGATAAGCTAGACTTTATGAAAGAGGGTAACATTAACTCTCATACAGGTCTTGCTTTAGTTGTAGCACAGTCGGTATTTAACGAAGGAATGTCGTTATTCGCATCCTTTGTTATGTTACTGAACTTTCAACGCTTCGGTAAAATGAAAGGTATGGGAACGATTGTTGAGTGGTCTATTCGTGATGAGACTATGCATGTTCAAGGTAATGCTAAACTGTTCCGTGAATTTGTAGAAGAGCATCCACGTATTGTGAACGATGAGTTGAAATCTAAAGTCTATGAGATGGCATCAAACGCTGTTGCCTTAGAAGACAAGTTTATCAAGTTAGCATTCGCAGGTAAAGATCAAGAAGGTATCACTGAAAAAGAAGTGAAGCAGTATATTCGACATATCGCTGATCGAAGATTATTGCAGTTGGGAATGAAGCCTAAGTTTGGCGTTAAAGAGAATCCCATGCCTTGGCTAGACTGGGTGCTGAATGGTGCTTCACATGATAACTTCTTTGAGAAGCGTGTGACTGAGTATTCGGTGAACGGTATGGAAGGTGATTGGGGCTGGGATGAGAATGCATCTGAAGGCGAAGTCTGCGGCATTGACGGGGATGGTTGTCCAGCTTAACTAACATAGGTTTATATCATGAACAAGTGGCAAGAAGCTTATATGAAAACAGCAGAGACTTTCGGGTCTCTGTCAACTGCTATTAGACTTAAAGTGGGTGCGATTGTTGTGAAAGATAATCGTATCATTTCTATCGGATACAACGGTACTCCATCGGGATGGGATAATAGCTGTGAGCATAAGATCGGCAGTGAGCTTAAGACTAAAGTTGAAGTGATACATGCTGAAGCTAACGCTATCAGTAAGCTTGCTAGGTCTAGCGAAAGTGGCTTAGATGCCGACATATATATAACACATGCGCCTTGCATAGAATGTGCGAAGCTAGTCTATGGCACAGGTATTAAAAACGTATATTATCGATCATCATACAGGAATACGGAGGGGGTAGATTTTCTCAAGTCCTGCAATATAAGGGTAGAAAAACTATGAAGAGACAGGATTTAGTCTGTGAATATTGCGATAGCGAATGCACTGTAGAGACTACTAATATGGAAGACCCAATTGTCTTTTGTCCAATTTGTGGATCAGAAGTAGATTATGAAGAGTCAGAGTACGAAGATTGGGACGAGCAAAATGAAGAGGGCTGGAATTAAGTGTGGTATAAAGACAATGTAGAATTCACTAGTGACATGATTGGTGACTACGTTGGGTTTGTGTACGTAATTACCGACCTAAAGAACGAGAAGAAGTATGTTGGAAAGAAACTGTTTCAATCCAAACGAACTCTTCCGCCTTTGAAAGGAAAGACTAGAAAGCGTAAGGTTATCAAAGAATCAGACTGGATGACTTATTACGGATCAAGTGAAGAAGTGAAGCTGTTGGTAGAAGAACATGGCGGTGAAGCTTTTCATAGAGAGATATTACACTTGTGTCCAACACGTGGCACTATGTCGTATCTCGAAGCAAAAGAACAGTTTGATAGAGAAGTCCTTCTATCAGATGAATATTATAACGGCATCATTAACTGCAAAATACATAGGACGCACGTTACTAGATTGAAAGAAGGATAATATATTATGCATATAGTTTATGGAACTAAGACTTGTGGGTATTGTGACCAAGCTAAGTCTCTGTTGAGACGCCATGGACTGCAATGGGAATATGTTGACTTGAAGGATCTTGACAAGGATGATCAAGACGAATTGATGAGAATTGCTGGAGTACAATTTAGAACCGTACCTCAGATATTTAAAAAAGAATCTCAAGATATCATTATTGATAAAAATATGACATACGTTGGGGATCTTACAGAGCTAAAGGATTTACTTAATGACTGATACCACTTACCTACCGTTACCGTCTAGCGTGACAATCAGGAGATCCGATATTCATGGTCTAGGACTATGGGCTGTCGAAGATATCAAGAAAGGAACTGAGATAGGGATGTCTCATTTTTATTGGGGAGAAGATATTCAAAGAACTCCTTTAGGAGCATTCTACAATCATTCTGATTCTCCAAACATACACAAGTCACGAAGGGATAGTAGATACTTCATGATTGCAAGCAAAGACATTCTAGCAGGTGAAGAAATTACTTGTACGTATACGTTCTACAAGTGTGACTAATTCCACCATCTAAAGTATAATCCAGACAGAGGAACCGCTAGAGTTAAGAGTGCTAAGATTAATCCGACCCAAGTATCTGAGTCAGACCAGTCTTGTCCAGCTTGTATAAGCTTATACTCTTTACCGTTTTTATCTGATAGAGGTCTCTTATCCACTAATAGCGTTATCAATGTGTTTGATGTATTCATCGATACTATGATCTGAGAATGAATCTATCTTGCCTTGCTTTAAGCCCATCCAAATGCCACGAAACTTATCTTTAACTCTCTGCCATCCAGTTGGATTTCTTACTAACCCGTATGCATTGATGTAATGCTCTTCACCGTGATGCTTGTATCCCATTACACGTAAAGGAACAGTAGTTACGATGTCGTTGTTATTCTTCCATCTATGATGCACAACTTCTAAAGACTTACAGTATGCAGGCCAACCGACTTTAGGTGACCCGAATGTGAACACCATTGAAGGACTAGTTAACGTATCATCATGAGTACATCTAGATGCCATGATAGTAGCCATAGCCGCACCTAAAGAGTGACCACAGAACCATAGCATTTTCTTAGCGTTTACTGTTCTTGCGATGTCTTCAATGATCATAGGCCATAGATCGTCTACTTCAGTCTTGAATCCGCTGTGAACTCTAGAGATTGTTTCAGCTAATACTGGGAATGCTTTTAGATCGGCTTTGATATCACCAAATTCTGTAGGCTGTGTGCCTCTACATGCGATAACTAAATCAGACTTATTTTGAAATCTGTATGCCTGAGCTCCGTCTCTTTCATAGAACTCTGTTGTTGTGAATCCTAATGCTCTGGCTGCCTTGCTTGCTTCTGGTTCATCTAAGTATGCAATTTGTGAAAGCCTTGCGAATAGAGCAGATCGTACTAGTACTGATTTTGAAGTTATTGTTGTATCCATATTTGTTTCTCCTATATCGTATTATTTATAATATTAGACTTGACAAAAGGCAAAAATTGTAGTATGATAGTACTGTAAATCAAACTAAGAGGTTCAATATGCATTTAACTAACGAAGTTGAAGAACACTTAAAAAAGATTCTAGAGATTAAAACCATCAGTCCGTTCAGGACATTCGCCCAAAATCTATGGGAAGAACACAAAGAAGAGGTAATGGATTGGGAAGGCAAGGCGTGTACATATACCTCACAAGAGTACTTCAACAAAAACAAGTGGTATGTAAAAAAGCTATATAAGTCTACACTCCGTATAAGAGGTTAATATGTCAGATATAGTAGAAATCTTTAGTATTATAATTGGTACGTTCTTTGTTGTGTTTGGAGCGAGATGTCTATATGAAGCCGAACTAATGAACCAATCCAAGAGAGATGCGTATAGGGCAGGTACTCACGATTATTATGGAAATAAAATAGAAAAAAGTGAAAATAATGGTTGACACTGCCCCATAGTTGGTCTATAGTATAAGAGTAACAAAGAGAGAGATAAACATGATCAACTATATAAGCGCCTCAGAAAGTCAAATTCAACTTTGGGACGATGCGGGCATCGTAGCATCAAGTTCGAATGCAAACGATCTAGCCAATGTTATTTTTGATAACGGTGGCTTCGCTGATGCTGTATATGCGTCATCTTCAGTAGACTTTGCCTCAGAAGAGGGCTTTGCCACTGACGATGGTGCCAACGATTTACTTGAGTCAGCGATTGCCATATTTAACAACTACACCCTATACAGTTCTATTAAAAACGCTAAATAGCGATAGAACCACTAAGGGAGATTGCTAGTGAAACACCTAAAAGAGATAGAGATGTCATACATCAAACACCTTGTCCACGGGTGGTCCATCGCTGGAGTCCTAATAGTGCATGGTCTTTTACCCTTCATGTGGGAAACAAAAGCCTCTGATATGCTCTGTAAAAAAGATAAAAAAAGTGAAAATAAAGGTTGACATTGGCAGAAATCACTGCTATAATACTTGTATAAACTGAGAAATGAGAGAGTATATTATGATGAATGAGCAAATTGAAACACTGATCGAAGCAATCAAAACCGACTATCTTGAGTGGACTACTCGTATGTACACCAAAGAGTTGACCGAAATAAACAAGACTATGATCGCAGAGTTCAACGAAGGTCTGACTTTCAAAGAAGGTCAGAAATACATCAAAGTCATGTCTAGAGGTAGCGTTTGGGGATTCATCGTCAATGTTGCTAACGACAAATTGTTTCAAAAAGGAGATATATTGAAAGCGGCAAGCTACAATGCTCCTGCGAGAAACAAGCCACGTGGTAACGTGATCGATGGTGGTTATAAAATCCAGTGGACTGGACCTTGTTACCTTTAAGAAAAAAGTCAAGGATTCTTAAAAAGAGTTCTTGACATTGTTTGCAAGATGTCGTATAATAGACATCTAATTGAGAGAGAATTAAGTATGTACGAAGCGTTAAAATTTGCCACTGAAATGCACGAAGGGCAGACAAGAAAATATAATGGGGGTGCCTATATTAATCACCCGATTGCCGTTGCTGATCTTGTAGAAGAGTACATGGACTTGAACGGTTTCGAAGAAGAGGCTGTTATGACTGCCATGCA